ATTTCAGATGACACAACAACCAATGCCACGCGCTATTTAACTTTTACTGATGCAACAACTGGAACTATTACATCTGAGAATGTTAGTTCCACTAAATTGCAATTTAACCCAAGCACAGGCGCTTTAACATCAACTTCGTTTAGCGGTGCTGGTACAGGATTAACGGGGACAGCGTCTAGTCTTTCGATTGGCGGCAATGCAACAACCGCCACTAGCGCAACAAACATTGCTGGTGGTGCAAACCTACAAATTCCATACAACACGGGTTCTGGTGCAACATCGTTTATTACAGCGCCAACTCTACCAAGCACTTATTTGCAATATAACGGAACTGGATTTGTGTGGGCGGCATCTGCGGGGGTTGGAACTGTTACTTCGGTTGCGGCAACTGTCCCATCGTTTTTGTCAATTAGCGGAAGCCCAATTACAACTTCTGGAACATTGGCAATTTCCTATTCTGGAACTGCTTTACCAATAGCAAATGGCGGGACAGGACAAACTACTGCAAGTGCCGCATTTAATGCTTTATCTCCAGTAACTACTACTGGCGATTTAATCATTGGTAATGGGACTAATAGTTCAACACGTCTTGCTATTGGCACAAATGGATATGTTTTAACTTCCAATGGAACAACTGCAAGTTGGTCGGCATCTTCTGGTGGCGGTGGGCTTACATGGCAATCAGTTCAAACAACTAACTTTAGTCCAACTGCTGGAAATGCGTATCCAGTAAACACAACTTCTGGCGCAGTTACAGTAACATTGCCAGCGTCACCTACTGCTGGACAAATAATTTTATTTGCCGATTACGCTGGTACTTTCGCAACTAACAATTTATTTATTAATTTAAATGGCAAAAAGTTTAATGGTTCTTCTGCTACCGCAACAGTAGCAACAAACAGAGAATCTATTGGAATAGTTTATATAGACGCAACGCAAGGTTGGCTTGCTTACGATGGGTTTAATACTTCAACACCTTCACAAACTATTACAGCATCTTATGTATTAGTCGCTGGTGGCGGTGGTGGCGGTGCTAACGATGGCGGTGGCGGAGGTGCTGGTGGCTATTTGTCTGGCTCTACAGCACTAACATCTGGCACTACATACAGTTTTGTTATTGGTGGCGGTGGGGCTGGTTCTACTTCTACATCTTCGCCAAATTCTGGTGGTTCTAATGGCGCAAACTCTACTGCTTTTGGTCTTACTGCAACTGGTGGCGGTGGCGGTGGTGGTCAAGGCGGTGTCAATGGTAAAACTGGAGGTTCAGGTGGCGGTGCTGGTAACGCCTCTAGTCCTGGCTCTGGCACAGGCGGTCAAGGCAATAGCGGTGGTAACGGAACAAATAGTTCACCATTCCCAGGCGGCGGCGGCGGAGGTATTGGCGGTGCTGGTGGTAACGGCACTTCTAATGGTGGAACTGGCGGTAGCGGAACAACTGAATCACTAACTGGCACTTCATTGGCTTTGGCTGGTGGTGGAGGTGGTGCAACCTTTAACGCCACACCAGGCGGCACAGCAAGTGCTGGCGGTGGTGCTGGTGGTGCTGGCGGTGGTGGTAGCACAGGAACTGCCAACACAGGCGGTGGCGGTGGTGGCTCTGGCGGTGGTGCAACGGGTGCGGCTGGTGGCTCTGGAATTATTATTATTTCTATACCAACTGCAAATTATTCTGGAACTTATACGGGTTCGCCAACAATCACAACAAATGGCGCAAACACAGTTTTGAAATACACAAGTTCTTCTGGGAGTTACACAGCATGAGTCACTATGCAAAAGTTTGTGATGGCATCGTTACAAATGTTATTGTTGCCGACCAAGAATTTATTGATTCATACAATGATGGACAGGCTGGCGTTTGGATTCAAACCAGTTATAACACCCGTGGCGGTGTTCATTATGGTCAAGATGGGCAACCAGATGGTGGTGTTGCATTAAGAGCAAACTATGCTTCTATTGGTTATGGATATGACTCAGAACACGATGTGTTTTATCCCCCAAGACCTAAAGATATATATGGTTTAAATTGTTTAAGTTGGACATTAAATGCGCCAACTTGGATATGGCAACCTCCAGCTCCAATGCCTGACGATATTTCAGTTAGATATGGATGGGTGGAATCATCGCAAACATGGATTCAGCTATGACAACATTTTTATGGAAAATAACAGAAATTTCCGCCGATGACGAGGTGATTACCCACGCAAAATATCATGTGACCGCGGAAGACGAAGGCTGCATTGTGGAAACCGAAGGAAATTGGTGGTTTAGCGATAAGATCGTCAAAACGCCGTTCCATGAAGTCACCGAAACGGATGTGGCAGCCTGGATTGAAAAAGAAACTACACAAGAAGGCGTAAATTTAATAAAATCACGGTTAGAGGAACAACTAGCGACCCTCAAAGGGAATAGAGTTGTTGTTGCCCCTTGGTTGCCGCAGAAATTCGTGCCAAAGGTTTAAATAAATGACAACTCCTTACGACATTATTACCAGATCGCTAAAGGATATTGGAGCATTAGAAGCTGGGGAAAGCCCGTCCGCGGATGCTGCCCAGGACGCATTCGATATGCTTAACGATTTGTTGGCGCAATGGTCCAACGAAAACATGATGGTTTTTTACAAAACCGAAATCATTTTCCAAACCGTCCAAAACACCGTGCAATACACCCTTGGACCAGGCGGATCGGTCGGGGCTACTTTCACGGGATCGATCTCAGGCACAACCCTAACCGTCCCAGCTAACGGTGTTACAGCTGGCGCGATCACTATGGGCATGACACTAAGCGGCACAGGGATTACAGCGGGAACGACCATTGTGGGCTTTGATACGGGCGCTGGTGGCAACGTAAACGAAGGCGGTACATATACCGTTAGCAAATCCCAAACAGCTGCTAGCACCACGATTACAGCTTATTACGAACGCCCATTGACAATCGAATCGGCCTTTGTGCGCGTAGCAACCCAGCAAGGCGGCTCAAACATTGCTGGTGGCTACCTGGATTACCCCGTGGCTATTCTTAGCTTGGAAGAGTACGAATCATTAGGGATTAAGCAGCTAAGTGGCCCGTGGGCCAAGATGGTCTACTACCAACCCAGCGAAACCCTGGGAACGCTGTACGTTTTCCCGAATCCTTCAAGCGGTGAGCTGCATTTGTTTGCCAGCACTATCTTTCGCACTTTCGAGAACTATTACGAAACCATAACGCTGCCCCAGGGCTACAACATGGCGCTGCGGTGGTGTTTGGCGGAACGTTTGATGCCAATGTATGGCAAAGCCAGCGCCACGCAAATAACGTTGATTAACGGGTTTTCCGCCCAGGCCAAAGCCACGATCAAGCGCACAAACATGAAACCGCCACAAGTGTCCCGTTATCCTGACGCATTAATGGTGGGCAGAGCTAAAGACGCTGGCTTTATTATGGACGGGGGATTTAGATAATGCCTGATTTTGGCTTTGTCGGGGCTTCTTACGAAGCGCCATCAATCTACCAGGATGCCCAGGAATGTATTAACTTTTTTCCTGAGACTGATCCAACCAAACCCCAGGGCGATCGTGGTGTGGCTGCGCTATACCCAACGCCTGGCTTGTCTTCCCTAGTCCTATTTCAAAATCAAGAAGAAGTCCGCGGCATGGTCACCTTATCGGGTGGTAGCGTTTTGGTAGCGGTTTGCGGGCTTTATGTTTATGCTTTAACTTCTAATTTCATTGGAACATTGGTTGGGCAGCTAAACACCACAACGGGGCGCGTAGGAATCAACGACAACGGCATTAACGCCTATATTGTGGACGGTTCTAACCGATATACTTGGCGAATTTCTAGCCCTTCTTCTGCGGTGTTTACGGGGTCTATATCGGGTACAACCCTAACGGTTACAGCAATTACAAATGGCACAATTGCAGCGGGGCAATCCCTTTTTGGTGTGGGCGTTACTTCTGAAACCGTCATTACGGCCCTAGGCACGGGAACTGGCGGGATTGGTACTTACACAATTAATTTATCCCAAACAGTCGCTAGCCGCCAAATGAACAGCACTACGGTGGGCGCAATAGTAACGGGAGCAATTTCAGGCACAACTTTAACGGTTTCGGCGGTTGCAAGCGGAACGCTATTTGTGGGGCAAACCATCCAGGGAACTGGTGTCACGGCGCTAACCATCATTACCGCCCTGGGAACTGGATCGGGTGGCGTTGGAACTTACAC